CGCAACCTAAGAAATAAGTTGAGTAAGTTAAGTAAGTCGAGGGATTGCGCTGTGAGCCTTAGTTAGAGAGTGTTAGCATGGGGTGAAAAAGTGAGGGAGGTTGAGTGGGTTAGGTTAAGCTGTTGTAATTACTGAAATAAACGTGAGGGATAGGTTGACGCTTGCCCTTTTGGGCTTGGAAGGTTATACTGAAACTCTGATAGCAATGAAAAATTTCTAACGCGAGCGCGATAATGATAAAAGAAGACCAACCAGATTCTTTCCCGACTGTTGATCCAACAAATTGGCGACATGACTTGTGTGACTCACCAAAGCGGAAGAAGACCTACAAACTACAAAGATTTACAGACGACCGCAAAGGTGTCTATTTACAATTCTTGGAACAACATGGACAAGTGATGCTTGCAATTAAAGCAGCAGACATTGCACCAGTTACACTTTATAGACATTTAGAAGATGACTTAGAGTTTGCAGCAGCACAGGAAGAAGTTATGAAAATGCGTTCAACACGCATTGTCCAGCGTTTAGAAAAAGAAGCCATTGAAGGACACACGAGTTTACACTATGACAAAGACGGAAACTTGATTCAAGAAAAACGAGTTTTTGAAACTCCTTTACGTTTAGCAATGTTAAAACGCCATGGAGAAGGTTACCAAGACAAAGCACAAATTGACTTCACAACAAAAGGAGAGCCTGTTGGTGCAATTGCAGTTCCAACGGGTTTGACTGTTGAACAGTGGAAAGAAAAGTATGAGAAACAACAAAGAGGTGATTCTTAAACCTCCTACTTGTCTCAAAAATGTTAAATGGCATTGGCTCCCAGGATATCAAGAACAGTTTTTAGAATCAAAATGCATTTTTGAAGTATTAGGAGAAGGAACACGTGGTGGAGGCAAAACCGATACACTGTTGATGGATTTCTTGTCTGATGTTGGAAAAGGATATGGAGCATCTTGGAAAGGTATTCTATTCAGACAGACATATAAGCAGCTTACTGATGTCATAACAAAAAGTAAGAAATGGTTTTACCAAGCTTATCCTGAAGCGCGCTACAATGCAAGCGAGCATTATTGGAGTTTCCCAGGAGGAGAGCAGCTTTTATTGCGCCAATTTCTTCGTGAAGATGATTATTGGAATTACCATGGTCACGAATATCCTTGGATGGGTTGGGAGGAATTATGCAATTGGCATTCTCCAGGAGGATATAAACGAATGATGTCTACATGTCGCTCTTCAGACCCTGAAATTGCTAAAATTATTCGTGTACGTTCAACAACAAATCCCTACGGTCCTGGACACAATTGGGTAAAGCATAGATTCAATCTTCCAGGAAGCCGAGGAATTGTTGACTGGACACCCTTTGATGAAGAAAGTTATAAACAGCCGCCACGCCTTGCTCTGTTTAGTGACATTAATGAAAACACAATCTTACTTGAAGCAGACCCAGACTATTTAGAGCGTTTAGCAAGTGCTGCAAGAAATGATGCTGAGAAACAAGCATGGCTTTATGGAAGCTGGGACATTGTTGCTGGAGGCATGTTTGACGATGTTTGGTCACCTAAAGTTCATGTCAAAGAACGTTTTAATATTCCAACTAACTGGAGAATTGATCGTTCGTTTGACTGGGGTTCATCTGCTCCATTCAGTGTAGGTTGGTGGGCTGAAAGTGATGGAAGTGATTACCAAGCAGAGGATGGAACATGGCATTCTACTGTTCGGGGTGATTTGTTTCGTATTGCAGAGTGGTATGGTTGGAATGGCAAGCCTAATGAGGGACTCAGGTTGTTAGCAAGTGAAATTGCTAGGGGTATTGTTGAACGTGAAATGAAAATGAACATCCGGAATTTATGTAAAGCAGGACCAGCTGACTCCTCTATTTACAAAGTGGAGAACGGTAATTGCATTGGAGACGATATGGAAGATGATGTTCGCCTTGAAGGAGGTCAAACTTACAGCGGTGTTTATTTTGTACCTGCTGACAAAAGTCCAGGAAGCCGTAAAACAGGGTGGGAGAAAATGCGTGAAATGTTGAAAGCCTCAATTCCAGTTGAAGGAATGCCTCGTGAAAAGCCAGGATTATTTATTTTCAAGAATTGCCAACAGTTCCTAAGGACTGTTCCTGTTTTGCCGCGCTGCCCAAAAGATATGGATGATGTTGACACAGATGCTGAGGATCACATTGCTGATGAAGTCCGCTATCGTGTCCGTTCAATGTCTAAGCGCGGCAAGTCGACTACTACAATTGGAATGATTTAGTTTAGTTAAGTTGACCACAAATTGCTTCAAGATTAAAATCTTCATAACGCTTTTCAATTTCTTGCAGGGTAAACTCTTCATCCCAAACTACTTGACCATTGTCCACAAACCAAACATAGAAAGTTCTTAGATGTTTTTCACTAGGCCAATCAATTACAATGATTTTACCAAATTCTTTCTCTTGGGTACCAAATGGAACACCTAATTTATTTAGTTTTGCACAAATGTCAGACACTTCACCGTCTTCATAACCTGTTAATTCATACCTCTTTATTAGCACTTAGTCCTCCCGTCTTACATCAATAAGAACACTGCTACCAAACTCAAGAATAGTTTGTGTCATGATTTTTGCCATGCACTTTGGTTTTCCATCACGAATGAATCTCCAAAAAAGCCATCTTGTTAGGTTGTCGACTTGGCTACACTGTTCCCAGTTAGCAAGTTGCTCTAAGCACTCTTCACGAGTGAAATTGTAGATTGCTTTATAAGCTTGAACTGTTACAAATGGTTTTTGCATTTTAATTTCTTTCTATCTTTGTTTCTGTGGTGGACTTGTTTGCTGTCCATATTCTTAATATAAGGCTTTGTTCAACAGAACGCGACCACTATCTTTAATTATTTGCAATTTAATTTTCCTAAGCTTATAATCAATCCATGGCAATAAACAGTAAACACCCAAAATACTCTGAATTTGACCAAGACTGGGTCCTCTGTCGTGACTCTTATCAAGGGGAACGAATTGTTAAGTCAAAAGGTACTACCTATTTGTCGCCAACAGCAGGTCACCGCGCTGATGGAATGCTTAGTAGTTTATCTTTGAACACAAATTCGATAGGCTTTCAAGCCTACGAAGCCTACAAAGAAAAAGCAGTATTCCACGACTTCATGAAGACAGCTGTAGAAACATACATGGGAATCATGTGGTCAAAGCCTCCAGTTATTGAACTCCCAAAGCAACTAGAGGCTATGTTTGAAAATGCAACAATTCAGAATGAAAATTTATTTCAACTGTTGCGTCGCATCAATGAACAGCAGCTAATCACGGGCAGGGTAGGTTTACTTTTAGATTTACCAACAACGCCCCAACCTTTTGGTACAATACCTTACATTGCACTTTATGAAGCTGAAAATATCTTGAACTGGGATGATGGACAGCGCAATGAGGTAGCTCAAGACAGCTTAAATCTTGTTGTTCTTGATGAAAGTGAATATCAACGCAATGCTGATTTCAATTGGGAATGGAAAAATAAATACCGTACTCTTGTTTATGGTGAAGTGTTTGCCAATGAAAAAAGAGGTACTGCTGCTTATAGTGTGGGCGTTTTTGAAGATGTAAATGCAATGTTTGATGAAAACTCTTTAAAAACTCCACTTATTGCAGGCAAAACATTAGACAAAATTCCATTCACTTTTATCAATTCAAAGGACATTGTTGCATCCCCTGATTCCCCTCCACTCGTTGGGCTTGCCCGCCTTGGACTTACAATCTACCGTGGAGAAGCTGATTATCGTCAGTCATTGCACCTACAAGGCCAAGATACGTTAGTTGTTATAGGTAGCAGTAAAGATGAAGCGGTTCGTGTTGGAGCAGGAGCAGCTTTAGTGCTACCTGCTGGAGGTGATGCAAAATTCATTGGAGTAAACTCAGCTGGACTTACAGAACAGCGTGAATCGTTAGACAATGATAAAACAGTTGCCTCAAACAAAGCAGGACAATTAATTGACACTCGTAGCAAACAAAAAGAAAGTGGTGTA